AGTTGTGCCGCCTGCGCCAATAGACACATACGCAGTACCGCCAGCAGTAAGACCTGTAACCGAGGTGGATTTAGCATATGCACCGCCTCCGCCGCCACCAGCGGGGCTTGCTTGCAAACTGCCTGCGCCGCCACCAATTGCTTCAACAGAAACAATGCTCCCAAAATCCGACGGGATTGTGAAAGTCGTGCCGCTGGTAATCCTGATGGATTTAATCGCCATGCGTTACTCCTGCGGCACTTCTGCGGGGGTGACTAGGGCCAGCCAGTTGTCCAGCCGCTGTTGCTTCATGGCCTCGATCTCGGCATCGCTTGGAATTGGCTGGTCATCAGGGAACCAGAGGGCGTCAGCGAATTTGCCGTATTGCGTTTCAAATTCAAAGTCGATTTTCATATCAGTACCCGAATGCCTTGGCAATCAGTTGCCACTTGGTTGCGGCGGAGTTGTACACAAAGCCGAGGTAATCGTACTTCGATCCAGATGACGACGTTGTCGGCAACGAAAGATCTGTGCCTCCAGTGAATGCGGCATTGAATGAGAACGTCTGTGCGTTGGTAGCACGCAAGCGCAGCATGATTTTCTGGCCATCCACAGGGGTTCCGGTAGGCGCGTTGATGGTCAACGTACCTGCAACCTGGGTGTTGGTTTGAAGTGCAATGTCGGTCGTGTCAGAGTTGATCGTGATCGAAGTCGCGTCTGTGATCGTCACCACTCGCGGTTGCTGACGACCGATGAAGCCAGCAGCAGTCAAAGTGCTGGTGATGCTGGCCGAGCCAGTCACTTGCAGCTTGTCTACCGTGTTGTCGGTTGATGAGCCAATCAAGAAGTTGCGCGTCGTCGGATCAAAACGAGCAGCTTCCGTGTTGGAGAAGATGAACGTGATCGGGTTGAGCGTGCCGGTGCCAATGTTGCCGGACACGATCCGCACCTGCGATGCGCTGGCAACAAGAGCCGCGATCGAGGAATTGTTTGGATCTGACGAGTTATACGCCTGGAACTGCGAGTTAGCACCAGTGCCGTTTGGGACCGCTGTTACAAGGGTCTGGCCGTTGGCCGTTGACGTCTGGAAATACGTGCGGCTTGCGGGAGTGCCATTGGAAAAATCGCCAGTAATCTTCAAGCCGGAGCCGCTGAACGCCAGGTTTCCTGTCAGCGTTCCTCCAGCCAATGCCAGGTACGTAGATGCGGCGTTGGAGGTCGTCAGATACGAGCTCATGGCCGACTGAGTCTGGTACGTCGAAGCAGCCGACGTTTGCGTCAAATACGTGGACGCAGCGCTTGATTGCGCCAGGTACGTCGATGCCGCATTAGTCTGCGTCAGGTACGTGGCAGACGCACTGGACGTGGTCAGATACGACGACATTCCCGCCTGAGTCTGGTACGTGGACGCTGCGCTTGCCTGGGTCAGATACGTGCTCGAGGCGCTGGCGGTCGTCAGGTAAGACGACATCCCCGCCTGGGTCTGATAGGTCGATGCGGCAGTCGCAGACTTCAGATACCCCTGGCCGATCACGTATGCCGTGGTGGCGAACTGCGTAGTGTTCGTGTCTACGGCGGCGGTCGGGCCAGCAGGAGTGCCGGTGAATGTCGGGCTCGCCAGCGGAGCGTACGTGCTTGCGGCGGTCGAGCTTTGCAAGTACGGGCTCAGCGCCGAGCTGGTGATGAAGCCAGAATCGTTGGTAAACGACGACAGAGCCGTTGGCTTGCCTGTCAAATCCGCATACGCGCCAGTAGCGGCAACAGTCGCGAGGCCCATGTTGCTACGAGCCTGAGCCTTCTCGGTCGAGCTCAAAGACTGAACGGTATCGAATCGGATACCGCCAGCGGTGGCCGCGTTTGCGCTTGATGCTGCGGCAGCAGCAGATGCTGCGGCGTTCGTCGCGCTGGTTGAAGCGTTGCTGGCTTGAGTCGTTGCAGTGGTTGCCGCACTCTGAGCCGTGGTGGCTGAGTTGGCTGCTGACGTCGCGCTGCTGGCGGCGTTGGTTGCAGACGTGCCGGCAGACGATGCGCTGTTGGCAGCGTTCGTGGCCTGGGTGGTAGCGGTCGTTGCCGAGCCGGCTGCACTTGTGGCAGATGATGCCGCATCGTTGGCGTACTTCTTGGCGCCATACCCTTGGCCAGTGACTACCTCTGCGCTGGTCTTGGTGGCCCAATCTTGCGACAGGGTGGCCGAAGTCGAGGCGGCAGTTGCGCTCGAGGCAGCTGCGGTTGCGCTGTTGGCAGCGTTGGTTGCGCTACCCGTAGCGGTGGTGGCCGCATTGGACGCCGTCGTGGCCGAGCCAGAGGCATTTGTTGCGCTGGTTGCCGCAGAAGTGGCGGAGTTCGCTGCGTTGGTCGCACTGGTCCCGGCGGACGTGGCACTGCTTGCTGCGTTTGTTGCGCTGGTCGCGGCCTCCGACGCTTTGGTCGTGGCTGTGGTGGCCGATGCAGCTGCGTTGGTAGCGCTGGTTGCCGCCTCTGCCGCCTTGGTTGTGGCGGTGTTGGCGTTCGTCGTCACGCTGGAAGCGGAGCTCGCGGCATTCGTGGCTGACGTTGCGGCATCCTGGGCGTATTTCTTGGCGCCGAATCCCTGCCCCGTAACCACTTCGGCACTGGTTTTGGTTGCCCAATCTTGAGCCAAAGCCGCCGAGTTGGTGGCGGTTGAGGCTTGCGTGGTGGCTGTGGTGGCGGCAGTCGATGCGGTGGTTGCCGACGTCTGAGCGCTGGTTGCCAGGCTCTGCGCCGTAGCGGCAGAGTTTGCAGCATTGGTAGCACTCGATGCAGCTTCGCTGGCTTTGGTGGTGGCGGTCGTGGCCGATGCTGCGGCAGCTGTTGCCGAGTCGGTTGCCTGCCCAGCCTTGGTGGTTGCCGTGGTTGCTGCGGTGCTGGCTGTCGTGGCCGCATTACTGGCCGTGGTTGCCGCCGTACTTGCGGTAGCTGCCGCCGCAGTTGCGGTGTTTGCGGCGCCAGTTGCGGTAGACGCTGCGCTGGTTGCCTCAGATGCCTTAGTGGTCGCCGTAGTGGCAGAAGCCGCAGCATTGGTAGCTGACGTGCCAGCAGAAGCCGCCGAGTTGTTTGCAGACGTGGCCGATGCAGAAGCTGATGTCGCGGCGTTTGTCGCCGTGGTTGCGGCAGCAGTGGCGGCAGGCGTCACATCACCAGTGTCGCCTTTGTCACCCTTGGCGCCCGTAAGGCCTTGCGGCCCCTGCGGACCAACGGCAGCAACCTCAACGATCGAGGCAGGAGCAACCTCCTGCACTACGACGATTGAGCCGGTATCTTCTACAACGACCAGGTCGCTCATCGCGTGATCTCCTTGGATACGGTGATCTCGCCCTCAATCAGCCTGGTCACGGTTCCGTCGTAAGACACGACCTCCAAGTCGTACTTGCCGCGAGTCCAGGTGATTGCCGCCGTGGTTGTAGCGCTGAAGATCATCGTGACCGTCCCGGTTGACGGGGCGATCGACAACTTACCGTTGGCGGTGGTGAGCTCGAGCAACACCTCGTCAGAGCTCACGCTCTTGCGGATCTGCATCCTGGCGGTGTAGCCGGTCATGTTCACCGGATTGCCGGCACTGTCCTTCCACTGTATGGGCTTGAGCAGGGTCGTGCCCTGCTCGATCTCAAAGTCATAGGTTGCTGCTGGCATCAGATTCTCCGGAGCTTGACGCTCAGATTGGAACGGACCTGACCATGCAGAGCGCGGCTACGGGCGACGTTGATGCCTTGCTGGAACAGACCCTTGTGAACCGCAGCCATCTCGACGTTGGTATAGGGTTTACCCGCACTCATCATCAGGCGAGATAGAGCACCAGAAGCGATGACTTCGGCGTAGTCCTCGAGGATCACGCTCTCAACGCCGTCGCTGGCGCGGGTCGGCTTGAGCGCAACACGCATCGTCAAGCCGTTGGGATAGTCTTTCTCTGGCGGGTACCACACCGACACCGATCGCTCATCCTTCTGGAGGTATGCGCGAGGGGTGCTGTTGGCTTCCTGGTACGATTCGAACAGACGGTTGTAGACCGACGCTTCACGCACCAGGTCTGGAGCCAGAGGGCCGAGCTCGTTGTTCTCGAGCCAGGCTTTCATGACCTTGACCACGATGTAACCCTTGGGCGGCTCCAGGTCGTAATCGACCACGCCAGTCTTGAGCGTCACCGGATCGTGATCGCGCTGGAGAACCAGGCTCTTCTCGCAAAACTCGATCACCGCATTCTTGACGGCGTTGGCCACCAGCATCTCTGCGGCGCCAGGAACCTCGGGGAGGATGTTGGGGAAGAAGTCTTCGTACGACGCAGCCATCACACGCCTCCAGCCTGGATTGCGGCGGGATTGCTTTCCGCGCCCTTACGGTTCATGGACATGCCAAACGCCACGTCCTTCTGGAGCTTGATGCCCATCAGCGAAGCAAACAGCGACAGGTAGCTCGAGGCGAGCTGGGCGTTTCCGGCGTAGTCGGCTTCTTTGGCGTACGCCCGGAAAAGGACGTACAGGACGATGCCCTCGAAATACGCATCGGAGATCGTCAGGTCATCGCTGCTCGCGGTGACGACGGTCGGACGCTTGGCGTACAGGATCTCGGCTTTGGTGCCGGCCACTGCCGGGGGATTCACCCAGAAGCTGGTCGGATTGCGCTCGTCGTAGACCGAGTTCTTGATCTCGGACTTCTTGGTGTTCGTGTGCCAGTACGGATCGTAGGCATCCAGGGTGTCACGATCGGTTGGGCGGATGGCTCGGCCAGCGGTTACGCCGTCCGATGCCACGTTGCGAATGACGTCCAGCAGGCGATAGCCGCCGCTTGGGATGGATTGCTTGGATCCAGCGACCAGGCTGATGACAGCGCTGACAGGGAAACAGTCAGGCCGATACACGGCGATGAGGCCCTGTGCATCGTTGATGGCGTCGATGAACTCTTGGTCAGTCCAGCGGTAGGCGCTGGAGTCGGCGTCATTAAGGATTGATCGGACCCGAGAAAGGACGTCAGAGACTTTCATGCTTCACCCGGTTGTGGTTTGGCTTTGCGTCCGGGCTTGCGGACCTCTTTGCGGAATGCCTCGAGGGCATCCTCAATACCAAGGTCTGCCACCGTTTCCGGCTGCGCTGTCTCTGAATTTTCGTTGGGGTTTTGTTCCGGAGCCGGCTTGGCCTGGGGCTCGTAGGGCTCCATGTCGTCGCGGCTGGCCAGGGCCTCAGTCCAAACGTAGATGTGGCCGGATGTCTTCTGTCGTAAAAGCTTTTGCATTCAGTTTCTCCAAAAGAAAAGGGAGGGGCAAACCCCTCCCTCTTGGTCAGCAGGTGAAGATCACTTGCGGACGTAGCCAGCAACCAGAGCTTCGGGCTTGGTCACTTTGTAGCCGTACACGTTCAGACCACGAACGATGTTGCCAAACGTGCTTTGGGCACGCAGGGTCTCGACGTTGGTCATCTGCGAGGCAAACGAGATGGCATCGCGGGTGCCGGCCATGATGTTCCAAGCCTTGTAGTCGGCGTTGGAACCGGTACCGCCAGAGGCGGCGTCAGCGCCCAGGTCGGTCACGCTGGACAGGTTGTTGCTGACGTACAGGGTGAAGCGATCCACCATGCCCAGCTTGCCGTTACGCAGGGGCGTAACGCTGTCGCCGGTCAAGTACGCGGCCTTGAGGTCCGAGCGCTTGATCATCGAGGCCATCCAGGCGGGCATGACGCACCAACGGCCATCTTCAGGCACGTTCTGCTCGTCCAAGCACTGGCCCATATCCAGGAGCATGTCCAGGACGTTGGCCGAGGTCACTTGGCGGGGAGCGCCAGAAGCACCCAGGTTGATGTCGCCAGAGATGGCACCAGCGGTGGCACCCTTGTTGGCGGCAGCGGCGTCGGCATACACGTTGCCCAACACGTCACCGTCGATGGCGATCTTCATCTGCTGACTTGCGTCATTGGTGAAGATGTCCATCAGTTTGACGTCGGCTTGGGTGGCGTCCACGTCGTCCAGAACGACGGCGAAGTACTTGCCCTTGTCGATGTTCAATTCCAGCGGGGTCGAGGTGGGAACCTGGGAGGTCAGGTTCTGGCCCTTGGTGTAGCTGGAGATGGTGATGGTGGGGATGGTACGGATGTGTACCTTGTCGCCCTGGCCCTTGATCTCACCTTCCCAATCGTTGTTGGTGATCTCGCCCAGGACGGTGCTCTTGTAGAACTTGACCTGGAGCTTGCCCGACCAAACCTCGGGGATGAAATTGGAACCGCCAGCTTGGCTGGAATAGTCACCGGCGTTGCCGGAACCGTAGTAGTTGCTAGAAGCAGCGAGAGACATGATGCAAACCTTTCAGGTTTGTTGGCTTACCGCACTCTTCGTTCGCGGATCGCCAACTGGATTTCTTGGTCAATGGCCGCAGCATCCTTCTCGTTCAACTCACCTCGACGGTCTCGAGCGTAGAAATCAGCGATCTCTGCGCGAGTCCAGATCTTCTTGCCAGGAGGGGACTCGGGGGTCCGAGTTGCCACCGGAGCAACTTGTGAGTCAAGCGAAGCGTTTGCCGCCGCCGACGTATTCTCTTGAACCTTCTTAAACGCCTTGAAGAATCTGGCAACGCGATCCGCATCGCGCTTCTCTTCAGCCTCCGACAAAATGGCTTGGCGTGTGACTCCAGTGATCTCATCGGATTCACCGAGCCATGCGTGGAAGTCGGGGTCGTCGTTGATCGCCATCCAATCCGGAACCGATGCGGTCAGCTTGTCAAAGAAGCTCACCTCTCTGTTCTGGGTCACATTGCTGTCAATCGACTCCAGCCGTTTCTTGAGTGCAGCGATCTCCGCATCCTTGCTCTGAACCTCTTCCCGCGCTGCGCGGCGGATCAGATCAACCAGCGGCTCACCAAACTCATTCACTTCCTCGGGCTTGACCAACGATTCCTTCGGTTTCGTCAGGCTTGCCTTCAACGCCTCCACTTCTTCGGTCAGGCTATTCAACTTGCTATCACGCTCTTTGATCGCCGCATGCAGTCGCGGAACCTCGGCGTTGTACTTGCCGTGCAGCGTCTTGTATCTGGCTTCCCACTTGTCGTCTCCATCCTGGCTGGCCGGCGCAGGAGGGGTGCTTGCAGGTGCAGGTGCCGTGGCTGCTGGTTCGCTCGGAGCCGGCGTATTGGCCGGGGGATCCGAATCACCTTGAGACGCTGGCGGCGTTTCAGGTGGTGTCTGCTGGGGCTGTCGAGCCTGTTGCAGTCGTTGAAGAGCTTCGTCTGCCTTTCTTTCCGCCTCGAGGACGGCGCGTGGTAGGTTCAATTCAAACTCCTTGAGCCTTCACTACGCTTCAGGGGCCTCTGAGGGTTTTCCCTAATGCTTCGATCCGGTGTTCTCGGTCGCCAACACAATCCGCTGTTGGTCCTGCGGTTTGCCCCGACGGGGCGAATCACTTCATTTTGTGGAGGATGTCTCTTGCGGTGCGCTTCTTTTCCAAGAACTCGCCCAACGCTTGAGACGCTCCCTGCAACCACCGAGTCCGAACTTCGTCCGCAGTCGTCGCAGTATCATCACGAATCTGTTCCAACGATCCTTCGATCCATTCACAAACTCGTTCAAAGTCATGGTTGCCTTCTAATGAAGCCAACGATTGAAGAACTGTAATTGGTGGTTTCCCTAACACGCCAATCACTTCTTGTAGTCTTGCAGCGAACGAACGCCAGGACCCTGGGTTTCGTCGCATGAGTTGGGCGGCAGGAAGCCAGGCATCTGACGCGCCAGAGGCATGTCGTCGTAGTCGTCGGCTTCAACCAAGCCACCGTCAGCCATCTTCATGGGAGCCGGTGCCATTTCGTTGTGGGGCTTTGCGCCGTAGGGTCGTTTCATGATCTTTCCTTATTGGACAAGGTTGGCGTCTTGGCCACCGGCAGGATTGCCTGCGGCGTCCAGTGTCGCTGGGGCTTGTGGTTGCTGCTGTTGCAACGCCATCTGCTGTTGCATCTGTTGAGCGGCCATGACTTGCTCTTTGAACTCGAGCTCCTCGAGCGTGGGCACCAGCTTGTCGGTGTCCATCTGGAGTGACTCGGCAACCTGGCGCAGGAGGTAGGCCCTTCCCTTGGCGCCAACGATCTGGAGATCCACAGGGTTGGCCGTGGTCTGCAAGAACTCGTTGCGGCGCATCTGCAACTGCTCCTTGGCAACCAGGCCCATGGCGCCCTTGGCCACGACTTTGAAGTCGCCCTTGGCGGTGGTGTCCGGGTCGTAGAGCATGTTGTGTACGTACATCCGACCAACAATCGATGCGATCACCACGTCGCATGAAGCAATGGCGGACTTGATGCCCTTGGCGGCGTTGTCCATCAGCATCGACAGACCGGACGCCGTACGCCCAGCGCCGCCAGAAGCCTGACCGCCGTACACGTAGTTCGGGATCCCGGTCACTT